CTCCAATTTAAAGATCGATTCGTTAGAAAAGATCTCCCAAAGGTCATTACACCGGCTCAATAGCGGGTGACCAGGAGGGCATTACGCGCCTGGAAGGTTTTGCAACCTTAATGAACCAACCGTAGGGGTAGTCATCCCCATTTCGGCCGTCGCACTTGCGTACGACGTTCCACATCGTAACAGGAGGGAGGTAGCCAAGCTGAAGTGGCTGAAGAACTCCGCAGGAACGATGTGGTCGTCTTCGTCTTACGACGAACAGTGTACTCAACTGAATAGTGTCTAGACTTGACACCAGACAGGAGAGCGTACATGTCGACAGAATCACGTCGATAGGCACCCATACTAAGCCCAGAATCTTGGACGGAAGTATGGAGCAGCTCCTTACATACCCAAATTTGTCCACGGGTTTCCCAGTGGCAAAGAGGGCTTGTAAGATGCTGATCAGCCCAACTATCGATACCGCTATCCGGACTCCCTTTGTGGGGGCGCCAGAAGCGAAGATCGACAGGGATATGGGACAAAACTAAGTCCCACGTCGACTCGAAGAACCGAGTGGTAAACTCGTTCCTTCTTGTCAGGTTGAGCCACTTGAAGAGACTCTCAATGGAATCGAGAGGATAATCAAGCGTGTACGGACGAACGTCTACACCTCCGAACCAGTCAGAACCGCAGGACTCTCTGAAAGGACCCGTAACAAAGGTCTTCTCCGCATTCGGCAGAAACCCCATCACCTTTAAAAGCGATAGGACAGCCTTAGCATGCTTGGAGCGAACTACGATATCGTCACCATAAACCGAGAAATCTCTTCCCGGGGTGCCGCAACGTAGTGCTTTACAGCAAGCAGCGAAGATGAGAGTCTCAAGCGGGAAACAGAAGCCGTTCCCCATAGAGCAGAACTTGGCATAGACAGATTTGTCACCACCAAGCATATACCTATGGCTCCGGACATGATTTAGAAAATCAAACCATGCCGGGGGGAGAAGGATTCGCGCTAAACCAATACTGATACTATCCGAAGCACTGGATAGATCAATGGTGCAGAACGATTCCTCAGAATCATCGATAGACCCAGAGCGGGCCATTCGTCGATTCATACTCTGGTCTTGAAGATCGATACCGACGCGTTTCAACCTTTTACGGAAGAAGACGTCGATACCTTTCTGAACAAAACCGTTGAGTAACGGCTCAACTGCTATAGCTCGATGAGTCATAGCAGTCTTCGGGACGAAGCTTATTTTGTTATAGTCCACGAACGTCGTTTTACTGGCAAAACGGGTTTTAGCCGTCAACCAGTCTAGACACGAGATGCCTGACACGCTATCAAGGATAACATCCCTCAGTAGCGGATCAGACATCAGAGCCCAGTACGAGTAAGTGAATGCACCTGGCGACACGGTCCACCCATCTGAGAGGACTTTCCTCGCAAGATTAGTGGCGTTGCCGTGGACACCAACGGAGGCGCCAGCACCAAACGCACAGCCACGAAGAACTTCTTCAAGAGGAGGCTCGTCCCCGATAACATATCGGATAAACGATCTCATATCCTGGAAAAGGGATTCGTGAGGACTACGAAAAGAATCGTAGAGTGCAAACTTCCTGTTTAAGCGTTTACATCTACGCTCCGACAAGTTGAATGCATTAATTGCCTTGGTTTCCGGGTCGGTTTTTACAACCTTCGGGTCCCAAGGAAATTTCCTTATTAACTGAGCGAACTGATTCGCCGCAAAATGCGTAGCGGCATCCAAATGCACTTGCTTGGACAAAGAATCAGCGAGAACCATGGCTAAATCGTAGCGTTTACCCCGAAAGAAACCGGAGAGACGCCGCGCAAACTCATGGTGAACATGGTGCTGAAATAACTCACTCATGACCTCCTCATAAACAGAGAAATGGTCGGAGTGAAGCCTGCGTCTTGCTAACGCGAATGACGCTGGTAACTTAGGTTTCATAATGACTCCTAAGAGTTAACGAGAAACAGCAATATTACTGTTTCCCGCGTAGACGATCGTAAGCCGATCTGGCCGCTACTGCAACAACAGCGGCCTTCTCGGCGAACGCCAAAGCCCTGCCAACCAAATCGATCAACTTCGGAGGTTTAACCCTCTTAGAAGTTGATCTTTTGGGTCTTGACATGGACTTTGAATGGGGCCGATGCAATGTACGACCCCATATCGTCGAGCACAGCGTCGACGTCAGCAGCGGTGTATCCCACAGGGACAGAAACGTTGAAAGAGGCAATCACATCCCCAGTTGGGGTGAGAGAGCCAGTCAACGTCAGAGTCCGTGTGAGTTTCGCTTCAGTGCGACTTAAACCGCTGAAACTCGTTGTAGGCTTTGCAGCCTGACGAGCGAGTGCCAGGTCATCCTTTATCGAGGCCGTTTTTGCGGCACCGATATAGGCGACCCGATCCTTTTGAAAGGAATCGGCAGTGTAAGTCTTTGCGTTGACGGTTACGGTCATTGGGAAAACTCCCTAGTGGTGTTGATAAACCCCAAAATGGGGAAATCCATCGCTCTCGCAATGGGATCTACTTTACCTAATGAAGAGTAATTCCTTCAATCAGCAAAGTAATGGCGCATCGTTTGGGTGAGTAAGGCCATTGCATCGGCCGCCCGGGTCAATGATCCGAAGCGAAAATCGCTACGGACCACGAACCCAGGCCCACCTAACGGGGCCCGGCCCTTCGTCTTCACAGTGGAGGAACAAGCCCCCGTGCAAGGACGAATGATGATGTTGCTGTTGTTCTGTAACGTGGAAGTACACGTCCACAGAGAACTCACAACACGCTCAGTGACTAAGCACGAGCCTATCGTTTTGTAGCCTGGAGCAGGTGCGTAAGCCTTGAGGAAATCCCCAGCGCTCACGAACCAGTCGAGAACGAACGAGAATCGCATTAACTCCCAGGGAACAGTGATTAACCCTTTTGAGGTAAATCCAATGTTACTCCCGATAGTCGCGATGAACTCGTCAATGGCCATGCCGCGAACAGTCACATCATCGCTAAGAAGTTGTGCGACGACATAAGTTGCTTGCGCGTCAATGCCAGTGTTGAACTTTGAGACAGACGATCGCCTAATACTTTGGGCTTTTCGCGTTGTCTCTCTGCGCAATCCGACCTTTTTGTCCAGTCCCGCAATGATCGCGTTAAGGTCCGATATCAAAGGTCTGATACCGTACCTGTACGTGAGCCACGCATCTTGAGGAGTCATACGCTTCATTTTTGGTCCGTTCTGTTTAAAGAAACGGTAGAAGCGCTTGAAATTCTCGTCAAACATGCGTGAAGTTTTCTTGAACTCGGCCACGGTCTCATACAAATTCGTAGAGCCCATACCGCGAGAAGCAAGAACACTAGTGGAAACCTCGGTCTGCAAATCCAGGATCTCCTGATTATCAAGAGACCCTGTAGGTGTAGGCAAAGGCGCAGAGGGGCCAGAAGAAGAGTTAACCGCCATTGCCAGCGCAGGACCATTAAACGCGATACCAATGTAATAATTGGTACCACTAATGGTACAAGCTGGAGAAGGGCGTTGCTCCCACTGATGGCCATTCCCTGCATCGTCGATCGAAGAAGTCTGAACCTCCTGGGCCATAGGGCTAAAGATCATTTGACCCTTAGCCTGAAGCTTATGGAAGTTCTTAGTACTTATATCCGACATACGGGCCACCTCCCCTGTTAGGCAACTCCCATAGGTAACTCCGGTAGGAGTGGGTGTATTAGTCCCACAAACCGGAAAATTTATACCCATTTGAGTCACTACAGGGCCAGGATTAAATTGGCCTTTAGTACGGATACGGTACTCGGTCGACATATTTCCTCTCTATCATTGTGGTTTTACGGGCAGATTAAGCCCAAAACGTGAGCTCTAGCTACTTTGGCGCACAGGATAATCAGGAGACGGAAATACTTCCATCTTTCTGACAATCCTCTTTAAAATCAGCATGGTGTTACCCCTGACTTTCTCGCTGAACGCAGAAGTGCGAACAACAGGAAGGTTACAAGTGGCACCCGCTGAATTGACAGCAGTGTTAGCGGCCAGCTCTAGAATTAGAATCTGACCCTTTTCTCTGATGTCAACTACTGTTGCTAAATGCACTTCTCCGTCGACCATAGTAATACGGACGACGGTAGGGCGCACAAACTGCAGTAGAAACGCCATAGTAAACCTCTTTCTATGTTGACTACGGTTAACGAGCATAACGCTCGGGAACCCTCACCAGCACAGATCGAGGGGGAG